CTGGAATTGTAAGCAACCCCGAAGAGGTAACGCTAAACGAACTGTTTGGCCATTCAGGTGTAGCTCAAAGCGCGAGTTCAATTGTCATTATGGTTGAGGACGAGAAGTCTCGTAAAGCCACCATCAAACTAGGCACAGCCAAGAAGGACGAAAAGCTCGTTCACATTGTCAATGCGAAGTCTCGTTTTGGTGCTAACTCTGGAGCTTTCAAAGCCTACCTGACGTCTCAAGATGACGTTGAAAAGGGTCAACCTCTAATGTTTAAGCGCAATGCGATTCCAATCGAAATGACAGATGAGCAGCGAGCAAAAGCTAGGGCTACAAAGCCACCTAGCCTTGGTGAAACAATGAAGGATGCTTTTGGGTCAATGGATTTGACTGACCTGGGAGATGATGATTAATGGCAGCGAGGAAACATATCGTCTATTTGACGGAGGAGGAAATCAATGCCATGCGAATCCTCTGCCGAGCGTCAATCACAATGTCTAAAGACAGTCCCTTCTTTACGAAGATCGAAGAAGAGTCGAAAGCCGTCCTTGAAAAGCTCGACAGAAAGGCAAAGGAAATCGATGGATCTTAGCGGGAATGAGCTACAGTACGAATGTAGCAGTTGCGCTAGAGACTTCTTCCTGTGCGAGCTTCTCAAAGCAGAAACCGATGAGCCGGACATCTTTTGCAGTCCGTGCCTAATTAAGCAGAGGGAAGTCAATTGGCTGCAAAGCACGTGTTCTCCTTTGATCCTGGGGACAAAAACAATGGTTTCTGTTATTTCAAGTACGACACGGAGACTAAAAAAGCCGACCTGAAGATTATGAAAATCCTCGACACCCCGGCATTGGAAGACATGCTCAAAGTGGTGTGGGGGATTAGTCAAGCAGGCGTCGACGCTGAAATGTTTTTCGTCTGTGAAAACTTCAGGGTCGATACAAAGGTTCGTGAAGCTAAGTTCCAATGGAATGAAATGCTTACCTCGCGAAACATCGGCAAGATTGAGTTGTGCGCTAAATGGGCCGGGGGAGTGTTTATTACCCAGGAGCCTGGACAGGTTTTGCCAATGGCGAGAAAGTGGGGACCATGGCCTAATTTGCCTAAGCATCCACCGGATGACAAATCGGCTTGGTTGCATGGGGCGCATTACATGATGAACCGAACTTGGTTCCCGACAATCGATTCAATCACTTGGTACGGACAGGACAAAATGTGAAAATCGAACCTAGGTACAGTTTGAGCAGCAGTTTAAGGTGGTACAGGAACATTAACTTCAGGCAATACATGTTTGAAGTTTACAGGCACGGCACCGGCGACGTCGAAATTCTTGCCCATACCAGGGCTGACGGTTACGGAAAGTGGAAACAAATCCACCGGCTCTACTTCCGTCACTGAGCAAGCGCAAAACCCCCCGACCTGAAATCGGGGGGTTTTGCTGTTCGTGGGGAACTTTACTTCATGTGGGGGGTTTTCAGTTTTTTCGTTGCTAGCTTCAGGCCACTTCAGCTATGACCGTAGAGCGGTTTATACCGCCCAATCTCCTCTTGGTCGTTTCGCAACTCGAACCTTTCTTCTTTTGAATACCTCTTTCCCCTTTCAGAGTCAGAAGTATTCCCCCATATGCCCTCGGTGTCGTGCAGCACCGAGAATTCAAGGCATATTCTTTTCACCCGACATCCAGCGCAGAAGTCCTCCGCTTTTTTTCCAGCGAAAAGCGCATTCTCTTCGAAACCCTCGAAAGCTCGCTCTTCGGGGAAAAAAATGTAGGACGGGACACCTCTACACGCTGCGCCCGATTGCCACCGCATTTGCTTGGGCACACTTGAACCGTAAGCCAAAGGACAAGTTGTGGCAAGCATGTGAAGCGTGCTAGTTCCAACTTTTTCAAAGTTCCGGTATTGGTGGGGTTTGTCTGAGTTAAAGTTTAGCTAAGAACTACAACTTAGGGTTGGGTAACTTTATGTTCTATTTCTGGAACACGAACCCCAGGATCCCGCCGACGACCAAAGTTGAGACCATTCCAGCGAGCCACCAAATGACTCTTTTCTGACCATCCTTGATCTCCGCAATATCTTCACGGATTTCATTCACTTTCATTCCAACTTCGCGAAATGTTCTAGGGTAATCGTCACCGGCGATTGTACCCCCCTCTAAGCTTAAAACCTACTTGGCTCTATTCAAAATAGCCTGAACGTACGCGTACATTGACGGATAGCCATTCTGGGGCTTCTTTGAATACATGTTCTTATAGCCCCAATCTCCGCCATACCAAGTTGCTGCGGCGCCTGCCATGCCGCGTGATTTCATGTACTGGCCAAGTTTGTACTTAGCAATAGCGTCCTGAATTGCTGGGCTGTTGACGAATTGGCTATAACTTACGTCTCGACCCAAAGCTTCACGGTCCCAACCCGAACCGGACCTTTCGAAATTACTTCTGAGGATTTGGTAGGCGCCTGTTGCTCCTGAAGGGTTGGTTGCCCGGTAGTTGCCTCCCGACTCCTGACCCCTGATGGCTCTCATGAGCTGCCCAAGGGATCCACCGGGCATGGTTGTACCGCCGGTAACTCCCGAGTTGGCACCAGCGCCCGGACCCAACCCTGCGAAGCCCTGGAGGGTTGCCTGAGGCTTCGGAGCGGGTAGTTTCATTTGGGGCGTATATTGACCACTTTGTCCTATCTGTCCCAGTTGGCTAATGAGTGAATTTAGGTTGTTATTTGGGGCAATATTGACAGCCACCGAAACCCCCTTTCAATTGCTAGTATGGCCTCAAAATAAGACTAGGTGACCCATTGCTATTGTTCAAGTTCGATTGAATTGTGCCTAGCTTTGAGTTGGCAGCGTGAACGATTTTGCCATTGCCGACGTAAATGCCTACGTGGTCCCTACCGCGATAGAAAACCAAATCACCAGGGCGAATGTTAGCAGCACTAACCTGCTTACCATTTTTAGCCTGTTCGTAAGTTGTCCTCGGAACATTGACCCCGAGCTGCTTATAGATTTGCTGAACCAGGCCAGAACAATCAACGCCCCTGCTAAGTGAATTGCCACCCCAAACATATGGAGTGTGGTTTTTCATCGCCTTCATTGCCATTGAGGCAGCTTGGGCGCCTTTGTTTCCTGCCGTCGCTCCTGGAATGTCGGTTCCTGAAGCGGTTCCACCTGCGTAGCTCCCAAAACCGTAGGAGCCAACATTCTGCAAATCGACGGCTTGACTGAAAGCCTTTTTCGACTCTTCAGTTTGCAGTGCTAGTTTACCTCTTTGGTCAATACTCTTTACGCGATCCTGAAAGATGTCACTAAAGTTAGCCAGCTCAAGCTTTGGCTTACCAAATTCGTCCAATTCCAGGCCGGCGGACTTATTGATCAAATCCTGTCCGAGTCGACCTGTGGTTTCAGATTTGTTCTGACTGTAAATCGATTGGCCAGCCTCTTTGCGGCCACCAATCTTTTCAAACAATTCTTGACCTGGAGTCGATTGACCTTGAGCTACAGTGAAAGGTGCAAAACTATAACCGACGCCTTTACGCTTCGGGTTTGAAATGCCTAGCTTGGATGTGAACGCGTCAAACTGTGTGGCCATAATTCCTACCTAAACTGCTGCTCCGACTTTTGCTTAAAGTAGTCCCTCAAATCGAACTGACCAGACTTCTGGTACTTTCCAGTGTCGACCTTTTTGAGGCCAGTCAGCATGTTTACAATGTTAGTCCAGTTTGGGAAACCTTCAGCCTTAGTTGAATCGGAAACCCCAAACTGCCCCGACGCTCGACCAATATGTGACACTGCCGGAATTTGCTTGGCGGCGTAATCCCCGTAGTCGTTGATTGGAACGCTTCTGCCAAGGGTTTCACCTTGCATGAGTTCAATTGGCACCTTACCCATTGGGTTGGCCATATCAAGTGCACTTTGGCCGGGATTTCCGATGAGAGAGAAAATGTCTAGAACCGGAGTGGAAGGGTTTACCACAGAGTAATTCCCGGGACCCCCACCAACTGGGCCAATACCGCGAGCCCGAAGCCAATCAGGAAACATTTGATCGTTCGGGAAAGGGTCTGTGGTTCCATCTGAAGCATCCACCCCATTCGACAGTGCAATGGCTTCCATCAGGCGAGGGTACGCCATTACCTTTGGTCCAGCAAAGATAGCTGATTCAATGGCCAGAGGAATTGCCTTACGGGTCCAACTGTAAAATGGGAAAACACGCTTCATTACATCGCGTTCAAACTTTGTCAGGTCTAGTCCGTCGGGATGCCATTTGCGGACACTTCGAGCTGACGTGTTAGTTGCTGTGGTGAAAGTACTCCTGCTCTTAGCAATTCCATCAATGAATTGTGCGAGTCGTGGGATATGGTCCCGAACCTCTGACACAGTATGCACTGCTCTTTGTCCAGAGCCTTTGAGCTTCCCCGGAAGGTGAATCTTGTCCAGGGCTGAAGTGATGTCCGAACCAACTTCTTCCAAAACCCTGGCACTTGGAAGAATCCCCTCACGCATTGCAGCTGTGTAAATCATGTCAGCCGTAACTTTGGTGCCATTCTGCATGGTAACGATTACCTTGTTACCTGCGGCTGGAATTGTCAAACCTGCGTCAGGCTTAACCATTGAACGAGCAATCGCCTGTTGCAAAGCGCCTGGCCCAGCTAGCGAATCAAAAGAATCTGCGTTAGCTTTACCAATTTCAGCAAATTGACCATAGCGACCCTTTTGAGCCAGCATGGTTTTCATTGCCTGCTCGTACCTAATTGGCTTGTTGACTCCTGCAATCCAGTTGTAATACGTGTCACCAATCAGGTTCGTCCAGTGGTGGCCTGGAATGTAAATCGTTAGAGAAGCTTTGAGCTTTGACAGCACATGATCGAAATATTGTAGGGACTTAGAATTAGGGGTTGAAACTTCTTCGAGCATTCGAACGAACACTCTCGCCTGGCGCGCTCCTTCATCCGTGAAATAAACTCCTCGCAATCTTGGGTGGTCCACTCCGTATTTGACGCCTGAATGCTTTGCCGGGCTTCCAAAACGACTCGCAATCTCATCGAACATGTTCTTTTCGCGAACAGTGTGCTCAATTGCGTTCTGAACCCTATGTAGAAATTCATAAGGGTTCTTCACATTCCAAGCCTCCCACGACTTCATCCAATCCATTCCCTTGGAGAAATCGTGTTCAACTCCAGCAGCGTCTTTTACCTTCTTACCGGCTGAAAACTGATGCTGCGGCATTCCAAATCGCTTGAGGTTCCTGTTTAGTTCGTCCACCAGAAGGCGATTCCGCCCAACAACGGTAGAGTCAGCAATTGCCCCACTCCGCAAACCAGTGCCACCGAAAAGGTTTTCCATGACCTTTGCAATTTCGGCATGTAGTTCAGCAACTCTTCCATCAGCAATTCCATTCAATTGTGCTGCGCGGAATGCTTCATGCCAAAGATCTAGGTCCTTTGGGTCAAACCTGCGACCCAAATTGTTGATTAGCTTTGCTCGTTCAGCAGTGGTGCTCATTGCCCCTGCCTGCTGAATCAAATAGGTCTGGCGCATATCCTGAACACCGTAAGCAGCATTAAAGCGTGCGCCTAGCCAATCCTTTACGCGTGCAGCACTACCGACCAAACCTGAAAGTTGAGCTGGGGTAGGAAGTTCAGCAGCTTTGGCAATCGCGTTAGTGACAGCCTTCAAAAAGTCGGCGTCGTTAACTGCGCCACCAGGCTTGACCGATTTAGCTAGCCAGGCTTCGGTCTTCAAACGGTTCGCATGGAGAGCTGAATTAATTGCGTCTTTGCGTCCCAGTAGGTTGCCCATGTATTCACCGACGACGTGCGCGCCAACATCACCGGCACCTTGAGCGGCAGTAAATTCACGAACCCTTTTAACTTCAGCGTTGATGATTCCAGTTTTACGGCCAACGCTAGCGGGAAGTTTGGCAATTTGGTCCGCTGCACTTTTCGCTACATCTAGACCCTTTTGAACTGCTGGAGCCGTTGCAGCCGCTTCACTTGCACGCAGAGCCTGAATTGCTTCAACCTGCTCACCAGAAAGCTGAGCTAGGGCTTTAGGGTCACCACGAAGGATTCCAGTGATGAAAGCATGCGACTTCGCCAAAACCTGTGGACCCAAAGCTTCGGCCACTTGCGAAAGTCGAAGAGGGACACTTTCCGATGTTTTGGCTGCACTGTGGGGAATTACTCCCTTGGAGATGAAATAGTCTTCGGTTGCACGTAGAATTCGTACGGTCTTGTCGAACTTTCGTGCGTCAGCATACTTGAGGCTGGATGTGATTTGGTTCCACATTCGAGCCTGCTGAGGACCTGAATACCGAACGTTAGCCCCGCCTGCAATTGCTCGGGCCAAACCTTCTCCAGTTCCCGGCGCACGTCCACGTCCGAGAATCTCATTTTCAAACTTCCTCACAATCTGGTTAGCCAATTGAGCTTCAGATCGCTTTAGTTTTGGCGCTCCAGGTCGAATTACAATCTCGCCTGGTTTGTTCATTACGCGTCGCTCGACAGTCCCTGAAGTGCGCGCGGCTTTTACGTCACTGGCAATGTGCTGAGCCAGAACGGGAGCCATTCGATCAGGGTTATGCTTACCTTTTACAGCAGAATTTGCCCTCTGGAGGAAACCTTCAGTCTGAGTCCACTGAATGTTTGGGTGAGTCCTCAAAAGGTCAGCAGCTTTGTAAAGCCAGCCCTTTTCACCAGTGCTGGCCATGGTAGCAATCTGCTTCACCAAAGCTTTCTGGTTCTTTAGTGGCAATTCAAGACCCTGCTTGGGAATTTCACGTCGGCCCAAGTTTGCGAGGTCCTTGAAATTACCCTTAGCCATGACAGGCGAGATCGAATTGACGTTAATCTTCGATGCTGCGTCAATGCCTTCATCAATTGCTGCAACCGGGGGAGCGTACCCAGCATCAATCGTAGGCTTTGGAGTGAAGGGCAAATCCTTTGGCGTCAATCCGGCAGGGTTCTTATTCTTCAGTGCATTGATAATTGAATCTGCCGAACCTTCAGCGGCTCTAGCCTCGTCCAAACCTTCGGTAAGAGCTTTGGTTGCATTGGCAGCAGATTTACCGCCCATGAAAACTAGGTTCAAAGGGTCTGCACCAATGTCAACTGGAATTCCTGCGAGAGCGTTATTCCGAAAGAACTCTTCACGCGCATCAGGCTGTTCCAAATCGTTTGGTACCGCAGCCTGAAATAGGGTCTTCTCGTACCAGGGTTTGTTATTGATGCCCTGAAGAACACCCTTAATGGAATCCCAATTCTCCGGCTTCATTGCATCAGCCGTGGACATTCCAAGTTCTTTACGAATTGCTACATCGGAGAAATGTGTCTTATCTTGGGGATTCGACTGCCAGTCATCATTGATATCGACACCCGGTAGCACATCGACAATTGACGTAGCTCCTCTGAGCCCGGCGCCGATTCCCTTTGCGCCACCCGTGAATACTCCTCCAGCCGTTTTGAGTACATCTTCCATGACTGAATCATTTGAATCGCTCTGATGGCCCGCCATCGATTCATCAAGCGCATTTGCCACTCCATACAAAGGCGTCGAGAGCAGATCAAAGATGCCGCCTAGAAATGACTGCTTGTGCTGGCTAGCTTTGTTCTTCTTGTTGTACTTTGCAATGTCAGACAAAGCTGCCTGAGACTGCTTCGACCAGCCCGCATTGGCCATAATCATTGCAGCCGTGTTGCGAATGTTTTGACCCTGCGGTGAATATTGGGACTGAATGAAACTAAGGTCTAGGGGCTTGTACTTCATTTCACCTCAGCTTCCCCATGTAGGCCAAAAGGGCATTAACTGTGTTGTTAATGTCTCCGTTAGAGTACCGGTCACCCTCCTTTGTGAATTCACGTCGGAGGATGTCTATCATTTTTTCCTGACCAACGTCAGAGTACTTTGGTGCCTGACCCATTGAAGGGTCACCGGGGTCGAGCTGGAATTTTCCACGAACAACGTCCTTGTTTGCCAGAACATCATTCAACTGTTCCATCAGGTTGCCAGCCAAAATAGGCTGGTCAGGGTATTGCTGAGCCAGGTAATTCGACGCACCAGAAAGCCCAGACGTACCCTTGAAAAGACCATCAGCACCACTACTGGCTTTGTTAGCGGCACTCTGTCCAGCCTTTGTAGCTGAGAGCTGGAAATTGAACATCTGCATGAGATTGTCAATTTCCTTCTGACGAGTATCTTCAGCTCTCTGTGAATCCTGTGCCTGCATTTGACCTAGCAGAGCTTCAATTGCAGAAGTGCGCTGACCCTTTAGTCCAGTCATTTGACTTCCAGCCTGAGTGAGGTATTCCTCAAGCTGACCCATAATGTCCTGAGCTGTGTTTTCACCAGCCATTGTTGCATTATTACCCAAATCGCGCTGATAGGACTGAGCAGCCAATTGCTGTTCATCCTGCGCATTCATGGTCTGCTGCTGGTCCATTTCCATTTGGTTCTGGAAATAAGCCTGGTCATCTTTGGATTGCTGCGAGGCATCCTGTGAAGCTGCCTGAACTCCTAGCTGCTTCAAAACAGCATCCTGATCAGAAGCTTGCTTATCGTATTCTCCCTCCATCTGACCTTGGGCCTGATCGTACCTCTGATTGGTTGCAGCATCTTCAGCAGCAAACTGTTCGGTCAACGCAGGAAGCTGTGAAAGAAAGTCCTGTGACATTGCTCCGTACATTGCACGAGCCTCTTTCGCTGAAGAAGCTCCCCGCTTTTTCTTGCTGCCCATTTCAGACTTGAGGGCAGAAATCATCGGGTCATACTGGGCGGAAACCTGCTGAGTGGCCATTTGGCGAAGCTGCTCAAGTGGTGTGGTTTCAACGCCAATGCCATTCATCGCTCCAAATAGCTGGTCCTGGAGCGCCTGGAAAGGGTCCTGGAACAGGTTTGGATTGTTCTTCATAGCTTTAGTTTCAGCCTGGCGCTTCTGTGAAGCTGCCTGCTTTTCAATCATTTCAGCAAGTCCACCGGCTTGCTTGCCTGGATTGAAAAGGTGCTGACTAACAGGTGACATAAGCTTATCGAGCCAGCCTTGACCGCCGCTAGACTTCTTCTTCTTTTTGGCGGGCTTTCCAGAAGTCCAATCAACTGTAGGCCCGGGTACTCCTGGCATTTAGATTCCCAACTTAGCTGCGCGTCGGCGAATTGCGTCCTGCTTTGCCGAGTTCGTTTCCAATTGAAGTTGACGAAGGAAACTGGTATTTTGAGCGCTCAAATCGCCTAGCTGGTCAGTTTTACCAGTCGTGAGCGCTTTGACTCGCGAATTGAAATCGGTGTTGTAACTGCCAAGAGCTTTGGCAAATACTCCGCTATGCAGGATTCCGCGTCCCGCAAAGTCGTTTTGCTGATCATCTCTATCCTGAACGCCTTGGCGATTGAGCGTCCTCTGACTCTCCGCATAGTCTCGATTGACAATGCCCGATTGCCGCTTGTAATTCGCCGCATAGTCAGCCTTTGAACGGTTGTAATCAGAAAGCTGCTGCTGGTAAGTTGTGTCACCGGCGAGGTACTTTGCCGTTTTCGACTTCGGCTTAGCTTTAGCCTTAGGCTTAGCCTTCTTCTTTGCTGCTGGCTTTTTGACTACCGGCTTCTTGGCTACCGGCTTTGCAACCGTCGGTGCAGCGTTTGAAACGGTTGGCTTTGCAGCTCCGACAACTTTTACAACTGCCATTTCTTCCCCTGTAGGCGTCGACGGATTGCGGCAGTCCTGTAATCACTTCCCTGATTCCAGCGATTTACCGATTTACCAAGAACGCTTCCACTTTTAGCTTTGCCGAGGGATTTCACCTTCGCCCCAACAGCTTCACCGGTAATTGGCGTCTGTCGACTTTGAGCTTTCTCAGTAGCTTTGCGAGCAGTGTAGCTTGCAATTGCAGCAGCTCGATTTGGAATCTTCTTCTTTACTGCGTGATACGGATCTCCGGGACCGGTACCTTTACCCAAATCAGGAGTGCCCTGACCGTAAGTGTCCCAGCCTGTGTATTCCTTACCAGGCTTTTTGCTGCCACTCAAATAGTTGACTGGCTGGTACTTTGTGTCTTGAGTTGCAGCCTTTGCAGCTTTTGAGGCAGCCTTCGCCTTTGCAGCAGCAGCCGCAGCTTTCTGCTTTGCGGTCACCTTTTTGGCCATTTACTAACCCCCCTTCAAATCACTAAGCATGATGTTTGGGCTCATTGGGTTGCCACCCATTTGACCCTTGAGTCGTTTCAGGATTGCAGACTTCCTGGCTTTAGCTTTGTTATCTCTTTCGTTATAACCCTGCATCCCCATTACGGGACCAATGTTTGGCATCGATCGCCCAGAACCGTAATGCTTTTTACCAGCAGAGTACGAATTAAAGCTAGTGAAACCAGGGACTTTGTTCGGTACGCGTCGGTTTCCGAATTGATCCATTAGTTCACCGCCTTTGGTACCAATTGTTTTGCGCCGATGAATGCTGTAAGTGAGTAAAGTCTAGCAGGACCGTCGGTTGTATTGCCAGCAGTAATCATCTGGATCTGAAATTGAATCAGACGAAACCTAAGGCTTTTTGGGAACCGAATAAATCGACGCGCCAAACCTGCACCTTGGGGCTGAGCTTGAATGATGCTAGGAATGTTAAACAATGGGTAACCCCACGTGTTTAGTTCATTCCAATGGTACAAATGGAGCTGAGCCCAGGTCACTTTGTAGGCAATAGAGAACGGGAAAATGGTTCCCGTTACGTCCCTGCCTGTGATGCAGTCAATTCCCCAGTGCATCAAACGCTTAAACCGATGACTCAAACCAACATCGTACGTCTTTGTGGTCATCGACAAACCAATATCGACGTTATCGACTACGATGTTACCATTCTCTCGAATGGACGCTTCATAGCGGTCTTCCATGATGTAAATCTTAAGGTAGGCTTTCCAGGCGCCCATTCCACCGAGTCCGAGGTCATCGGTGACTTTACCCAAAGCTGAACAGGCCACGTAACTTTCGTAGCCACGATTGAGATCTGTATTGGTGTTGTCCAATCTGGCGATCGGACCAATGTAATGAATGTTTTCGTCGTTGGATTCGTAGCGAGTCCAAGCACGGAGCCGCAAATGGTACACGTAGAGACGATTGAAGAATCTGGCATAAAGTCTATCGCCAACGAGGCTAAGTGATTGTGCGTATTTCCACCATTCGTCAACGGTGAGAGTTTGGCCCTCGAAAGGCGTAGTATGGTCATATTCAAATGGCAACTTTACGGAGATTCGAGTGAAATCGTAGTTCTGCATTTCATAGACTTCATTGTATTGCAGCATGAAGATTGAGTTTTCATACGCCACAACGCATCGAGGACCCATCACACCAATTGTAGTGCTAATCTGCTGCAAAACAGCTTGGGCGGGTCCTTGATCGTAAGACAAAACGTACGTCGCATTGTCTTTGAAGACTATGAGATTATCTTGGTAGACAATGATTTCATGTACGGCATCCCCATCTCCAACATTGATGTCGAAGAAATCAGACCCAGACCACGTGGTGAAGACGGCCAAATTTGAGAAGAAGAGTCGAGAATTATTAGTGATGTTCCGTCGGCCCGATATCCATAGGCGGTCTTTGTAGACTCTTGCGGCATAGCCTCTAGGCATGTTGGGAATTGCCGTGACCAAACCCGTGTCAAGTTCGTACTTTTGCCCCGTACCAAGCGAAGCACTTCCGCCTTCAGGGCCCGGAGTGAGATAAACGTCATTGGCGTATCGAATTGCATTTGAATAGGATCCGTCAGCGATCTTAGATATAGTTCCGTCGTTGGGACCCCCGATGAAATAAATCCACGCTGCGAAAGCTCCAGTGTGACACGAATTGAAGATGACAAACTGTACCGATTCAAAGACGAAACTCCCAAGCATCAATTGGTGAGAGTCTGGCGGGAGAGTTCCCGTGGTAATTGTGGTGCTGTTACCAAACAGAAGCTTCCAAGGTGGACGACTTTTGAGGGAGCCGTCCAAATCGATGTCAAAGTTGGAGCAGTCTACCATTTCATCGTCGGCAATTGCTGACATGTCTGAATACTGATTGATGCCACCAGCGTAAGGGCCAATTTTAAGCTCTTGAATGGTGGCCATTTAGAATATCCCTTCTGTGTATTCACTGTCCTCGTGAAGCGTTGTAATTGTCGGGTAGAATTCTCTGTTAGTCCACTTTTCCTGCTCCTTCAACTTTTGAACACTTTCGTCGAATTGACTCTTCTTAAAGCCAATCATCTCGGCGTTCTCGTCCATTTCGTACGCCTGCTGAAGGCAATAATCGACTACACTGGGATGATACCTATCCGGTACCGTCAAAGCGTCAGCAAGATTCCCAACCGATGCAGGGTGACGTGAATAGTAAATCCGCAATCCGTCAGTGATGCTTTGGTTTGGCGTAGGGAACAAAGTCATTGTTGCCCCATAGACCATGAAAACCTCAGGACGCCCCAATCCAAAAACGCTTTCAGAAGCGGGAACCTTGAAACCATCAAGGTACTCATTGAAATCACCAAACGAAAGACCCTTGATCCTGAAATTGTTATACATCAAAGACCGAAGGGTGTTCATGTTTGATGGAACCGAGTAATCTGCCTGACCTTGAACAATGTTAGCTGTGCCGACAGTTTCGAGGAGATCCTCATTATCTACCGAGATTTTCAGCTGAGCATCATTGATCCAACGAAAGATATCATCGTCGGTTACTTGGACTCCGGCATCATCGCCAAATGTGCGTTTTACGCGATTCGCTACGTCCAGGACGTTCAAGGTCAATCAACTCCCCACGGTGATTGTAAATCGTAAAGTGGGACTTGTTGTTTCGAATTACAGAGTTAGCGATTTCGTGAGATTCCTGGAGACTGTCATGATTAATCTTGGCGTTGTAAATTTCCTTCGCCCGATTGTAATTATCAAGCCAGGAGAGGAGGTTACCACCTTTCTTTTTCTGGTCCGCCTGAAAGATGGTCGCCAAGAGCCTTTCATCGGCTTCGAGTGCAGTGCAGATCAAATAAGGATGGCCCTTTTCGGGGAAGCAGACGACACGAAACGGCTCATCTTTTTCGTTACGTCGCCCCGGAGGGATCCACTGAAGCTGCAATTTAGGGTCGTAGTCCTGTAGGATTTCATTTGTCCTGCGCTGCTTCTCAGAAATGAAGCTTCCATCATTTGTCGGAAAGTAAATGTGACCATCATTGGTCAGGTCCATACCAAGCATTAGGAGACAATCTTAGTAGCAGCAATGAAGGCGTTGTAAATGGTCCCGGCTGTACCGGCAGCTACTGCAATAACTGCAAATGGAGTTCCGCTTGCGGCTACAAAATAGAATGTAGCTTTAGTGGGAATATGCAAAGCAGGTATTGCTGGGATCTTCGTAATCTGCGTCCCACCAAACTTGAACGCCATGTTGAAGTTTTCAGCCGCAGCAGGCGCCGTACCGGAATACCAAACGGTTACTTCAATGAGGTGGAGTTCACCATTTGCTCCGACCGGGGGAGTGTGCGTAGCAATCACTGCACCTAGACCCGGACCGGTAACGCTATTGGCGTCAAAACCACTTGCATCATTTGGACCAGAGGTCTGTGCATTTGTGCCAGCGGAACCAGCCGAAGCAATCTTTTGAGCGTAACTACCTTCACCTAGCTTTACGAATGAGCCCTGTAGCATTGTGTTGATGGATTCAGCTTCTGACACTTTCCTCCGAATACGTTAAAGGGGCGGCAATGGGGATTTACACCCACTACCGCCCCATCACTAGACGCAAAGCTATTCTAGCTCTCGGTGATGTCTCGCACAATCCCCTGAGAGTTTCGACGGTGGCAACCAAGCTGGCAGTACTTGAAAAGAGTCGCGCTGTACGCATCAAAGTTAATGACGCGCTGCCACTTTGAACCATCCCGATCCATGAAAGACCAGTCGCCCTCACGGTAAAACTTGAGCATCTTTTCGTTTAGGAAATACATACGGTTTGGCTGGCAGTCCAGGTCAGAAATGAGCGGGATATCGCCATTGTCTGTCGTGAACTTGAGGCCCCGGAAACCGCCCTCGAATTCAGTCGTGTCATTGTACTGACGCTGCTGAACCAGAAGGTTGAAATAGCTTCGACGAACACCGAGGGTTGTCGAAATCAGGGTCGTCTTTCCGCCCTGAGTCCGAATGTCATCGACATGCTTAATCATGAGCGACTCAGAAAGCGAACGAGTCACGCCACCATTTGCATTGACGATGGACTTCCACTTCGCCTCAACGGCTGGGTCAATGTTGTAAAGTGTGCCAACATCAGAAACGATCTGCTGGAGACCAATTGTCTCACGGTTAATGCTACCCAGACGAACAACAATGTCATTGTTCGCGCCCGCAGCAATTGCAGCACCATCGACAATGATACTTACACCACTATTGACCGTCGTAACGGTTCGACCAGTCGCTCGCAAAGTTACACCAGTAGAATCGTAAACATCTACGATCATACCGACTTCCATGTACTGAGTGTTTGTCATCGGAATTGTATTGACCGCATAACCGGCGGTCGCAGTTCCGAGAACACCGACAGAGGTTCCGAAAACCTGCCGGTTCATATCCTTTGAAAGGTCGGTCTGGACCCCATTTACTTCCTGGTCCAGAACCGATGCAAATGCCTGATAATTCGTCTTGGCCAGTTCCATTGTCTGGCCGGTGAGCTGAATTGCTCCGTAAAGGTAAGCCAGCGAAACACGAGCCGACGCGTAACCCTGATTCTGAGCTGTGGGAAGCTGCTCACCTTCGAGTCGTGCACCAATTCCATGGTTTCGCTTCACATGGACTGGGAAAACGACGTACTTTCCACCAACTTCAGAAGTTACGCCCTCAGTGGTCTGCTCAAGACGCTTTGAAGTCGTAAGCTCATTCTGGAGCTGATCCTGAATCTTCGGCTCGTAGATTTCTTTCAGAATATTTGAAGCGGTCGTGAGGGTTGCCCCCATGAACCTCCGATTTAAGTTCCGTCGTTGGCGGCTTTGAGCATTTCGGCTACAAGATTCCGAGTTGCCTTGCCGTCCAACTTTGTTGGGTCAATTGCCTGAGAAGGGAGACCCGTTCCACCACCAGAATTTCCCATTACACTGGGGGCAAATGGGCGGGGGTTCTGCTGTAGGATCTGCTGAGTCAATTGCTGGTAAGCCTCAAAAGCCTGATCCATTGAGATTTCCTCATTAGCGGCCATGAGCGACAGAACGTATCGTTCGTCAAAGGTTCCGTGCTTTTCGCGGAGAGCCTGAAGGTCGGAATCAATCTCGGCTTCAACTTCTGCATTGAGCTTTGACTGATGCTGCTCCAAAAGGTTCTGAGCAATTAGCTCGACACCCTGCTGCAATTGGTCAACACGCGGGTCCTGAAAGCTCTGGGGCTCTTCCTCTTCTTCACCCTCAGTACTTTCTACGACGCTTTCAACCTGTGCCGCTGTTAGGCCGTAAGCTTCGCCGAGTGCACTGTAAACAGCCTGAGGATTCTGATTGATTTCATACATCAACCGAAGCCCCTGCTCCAAATCAGCAATGGGGATATTGTTCTCAACGAATGGCTTAAAGCCCTCGAACTGTGCAACCTGCTGGTTTGCTTGTTCTATTCGTTGCTGAGCAGCCTGGTCCCACTTCTGAAATTCTGGAGTCACCAAGGGGTGAAACTCTTCTGGCAATACACCCAAGACGCTTTCCCAAGCCGGGTTTGGCCCTGGAGCATTTCCCTCCGCCGAGGGTTCGCCCTGTACCTCTGTCGGCTCAATAGGAGTCGCCATTATTCCCCTTTTCTGGCCCGTACCTCAAAGAGGCCCTAGACCCAAAACTAAAGTTAGCTGAACTTGCCCGAGTCGACAAGAGCCTGAAGGACGAAACAATCCTTGGCTTCTCGGAGCTTTCGAAGTCCAGCCGTCAATTCTGGACCATCCTGCAAACCGCCAACCATAATGCCAGTTAGCTTTTCAATCTCCTGAGCGACCCCCAAAGCTGCCCCAGGAAGGTTTGGGTTTGCCTTCAGAGTGCTCACCAAATGAACAGTACCAGGGTGACGGCCCGTAATTTCAGTCACTTGAAGTGTCTCCAATTTTGTTAGTGTCACAAGCAATTGCAGCGTTCGCCCACATCATTGCTTCACGTAGGCGATTCACGCATTCATTGCGAGCTTCACCATCCGGCACATTGTCAATTGTCCAATGCGCCATGTTTGCAAACTTCTGTCGAGTAGCATCGTGAAGTTCAGCTGTTATATCCGTAGCGGGGTGAAAGCTGAAATCGTTTCCGACGCTTTCGTGAGTTGCTGGCATTTATCCTCCGAACCTTACTTACCAGTCTTCTTTGTGTGAACCCCATCCGCAGGGCCACCAAATTCACCCGGACCTGGACCCTTCTTGCCACCCATTGCTTTGAGGCGTCGCTCAATTGCGGCACCTCGGGCGGCCTTTCGGTCCATACCTTTTTCCTTAGCCTTACCCTTGTTCATCCAAGGGGGAAGGCTCTTTCCGGGAGACTGCATTCTACCTCCACGAACATTATCGTTCGTATCAACCTGACCATCTGTCGCCATTTACGCAGCCTGATTCGTCATAAAGGAAGCAATCGTGATCGCATCCTTTGTGTTTCGAACGGCAAAAATCATGTCGTTCACACACATTGTGTCGAGTCGAGCAAAAGTGTAGTAGGCGCCATTCACCGCGTTCAGGGCATTTCGCAGAGACTGAACCGATGTGTAATCAACTGGCGCAGTTACCTGAGCGCCGGACTGGACTCCATCATTTCCGTAAGGGTTTGTAGCCTTTACAGAGTTGGTGAAGTTAACGTGCGGAGGGCAAACCTGCTGATAAGCCATTTCGTCACCCCATCGGTGGCATTTGACTTTGGCTGGGATCTTCAGTTGGCGGACTTTCCCCACTGGGAGGCATTTGACCACCCATTTGAGGACCTGCCGCAATCTGCTGCAACATTTCCTCTGGAATCTGTCCACCTTCCATTCCTCCAGATGTTACCGCATTCTGGCCTTCTTGAGGAGTCGGCACACCAGGGATCAAACCAAGTGCCATTTGGTGCTGATTAACGTGCTCTTCGAAAAGGGCCTTAACTTCAGGACCAAGCTGCTCGAATTCCTGAGACTTTCGGTAATTGTTATGAACCTGAACATGCGCCTGATGAGCGTCATACGAATTCACAGGCACGATTAGGGGCGGCTCTGTCGGATTGCCCATTTGGTCAACAAGTGGTTGGCCGGTATTTGGATCAACCAGACCCATTGGCTGTTCGGGAGCACCCTGGGGTTCCATTTGACCTTCAGGGCCAGATATTCCTCCGCCGCCCAATTGCTGCATCTGCTGCATCGGGTCAACCTGAGGAACAAAACTTTGGGCAAACTGACTCACTTGTTCCTGAGTTACCGCAGCCATCCGCATATTTTCGCGCGAAGCCTGAGCATAATCAATCTTGATTTCCTCGTAAAGCCTTTGAACTCCACCAACCTCCATCATTTCAAGACCCTTCTCAGGAGGAATGAAACCCTGAGTCATAAGGTCCATCAAAAGAGCCTGCTTAGCGCTCTTTGACGTCGGCAAAGCAGAACCAGCTTCGACGCGAATGTCAGTGTTATCACGCAAATCAGCACCACGGAAGCTAAGCACATTGAAAACACCATCCCGACCGGTAACTTTCACCTGTCGGGGGAGATCCCAATACTGCTTCACATAATTGAGAGTCTGAAAACCAATCTTCTCAAACCCGTCTTCAATTGCAGCATACGTAGTCGACAACATTGATTCATCCTGCTCTTGCAGGAAGTTAATTGCCGTTGCTGCGGTAACCCCAGGAGGAACCTGACCCTTTGAAACCTGATGCTGACCTGAAATATCTTCAAAATCCATCAAATGACGGTCTAGTTCCTGCAAAACGTAAGCAGGGAGGTTCTGCATCGGTAGCGGTTCAGGTGCAGGGAAACCCAAGTTGTACTGGATTACCTGCCCTGGTTCAGTTGTAATCTTTGCTGCGTCAATAGAACCCTTTGGGGCCACCAATTGCGGGTGGCCCATTTTGTTTTTAGCCTCATTGATCTGCCCACGCGTACGATTGTACTCACGCTGAACGCCGACGAGGTCATTAATCACCGAATCGGCATAAAAACGCCCAGTCGGAATGTGGGGGAACTTAATGAAAGGGTACTGGTTGTGCTGGTAAGGATTCGACTCAACAAATTGAGCCAGTTTGTCACCGATGATTGTAAACATGCCACCCTTGGGCATGAATTCAACGTTACCTGGCTTAATCCAAACCTCATAGCAAAGAACCGAGTCACGCTTGAAATCACCAGCGCCAACTAGATTCAGGAAGCTGTCATTTAGAATGTCCGTAGCTTCCATGATGTTTGGTGCTACGTCGATACCATAATTCAGTCGAATCCATTCAGGCGTACGAGTCTGAATCTGAATTATGTAAGGCTGGTCTTCAATGTCTTCTTGCATCATGTCTGGTACGAAAATGTGGAAGGGGGTCACATTTTCATAGCAGAAATCGCCATCTGGCGGGGGCTCTTTAGGTCCACTAGGTCCACCCATTTGTTCGACAACCTGCATTTGTTCAGCAGGGAAAGGCTTCCACTGCTCACTCTTTTTATTCTGGTCCCAATATGTCTTCATGAAACCAGTGCCAGTGCAAAGAGTCCAAAGCATCGTCTGACGAAAGATTGTCTTAATCTTCTTCTGACGATAAATAGAATCCCAGATTTGTTCAGCCGCCTGAGCTGCTGCCAAATCCTTATCTTCACCGGTAGCCGGAACGATTGTTGCACTCGGCTTTTGGGAGGTGAGACGTGAAATCTCGGTACGAATGATCGGACGAATCCGATTAATTACTGGCCGAGACCGAAAATAGGGGGCAGGGGGAATGTAAAGACGAACGCTAGTACTAGAACCAGAGCTATTCGAGACCGGAAGGATTTGAACATTCTGCTTCCCTGAATAGAAAGCTAGATTTATGTACCACTGCCGTTCAATTTGCTGACGAAGCGTTCGGCATCGGAGGTGAGCTGATTTGGTCCAGGTAATGACCTGGTTCTCGAAATCCTTATCTTTGGACCTGGTAGCTAGCTGAGAAAGCTGTTCCTCCGAATAGGGATTTGGATCACCCCCTGGAACTACAGCTGAAGCGGTTTTAGCCATTCACCTCCTCTTTAATTAGAGACCGAACTCTTCGCGGAAATTAGCGTCATCTTCTTGAGCGAAAGCTAGGTTTGGATCCAAACCCTGAGCTTCATACCTGCTAGCCAGAGACTTAGCAATTGAAATGTCATCCAGCGGGTTTACGTACTCTGGGCTTCCGTTTTGCGGGAGCTGAACTGTTGTCGTCTGAAGTTGCTGGAACGTCATCGGATCCTTCGACAAAAGCAAGTTCGTCAACGTCTCGTTCATCTGAATCTGACGATTCGCAATGTCCGCCAATAGGCTCAGATTGTTCGACCCCTGAGTCATTTGATTGTTCATCAGATTCGACAGGTTCGACGAGTTCTGCTTCTGGGATTTCTGTAGCAGGAAGGCCAATACCGCTGTCGGAGCAAGCGCAAGAACGAACCAGAACCATTGCTGCATCGAGCTTTACCTTTGCATCGACGTAACGGTCATCCATTGTCGAAAGCTCTTCTTGAAGATTGCTCAGAGCCAGCGTGTAATTAGACTTCGGAGCCATTCCGAGAAGCGTCGCAGCTTCAATTACACAGTACGTGCAGAAATAGACGACACCAAAGAAATCGACCGTCTTGCCAAAATCAACGAACTGACGGCCATCATCCCCAGCACTTCCACAAAGAGAACAAACCCCAGGTGCAAGAAGTGCTGTGTTCAGGATTCGAAAACGCGACTGAGCGTTCTCGTTCATAACCTTTTCGGCGTCGACCTCGAATTCAGGTTCAACCGGTTCGGTCACTTCAGAAGCTGGCTCAACGCTCTTATATTGAATAGCATCCTGAAGGTACTGCGGGATTCCACCCCCTGAACCACCTTCAAATGAACCATCGATGTCATTGTCTTGCTCAATTACGGGACGTTCGGGACCGGCCGTCATTCGAGAAGGGTCACCGAACATCCCGCGCTCAAGTTTAGCAGGCTCACTTACGTCCACTGTGCGGAGTTACCTTTCCCTTGCCTGCCGAACCAACCGTAGACGTCTCAGATTCGTCAGAGACTACCTCTGTCGACGGATTGAGATTCACTCCCGAATCGGGAATGTCATTCGGCTGCTCATCTGCGAAATGAACAACCTGAGCATTTGAAGGTACCGGAACATTCTGGTCAGGCTGCCATCCCGGATAATTGTTTTCCACAACTACCTCGCGCGGTTCACGACCTTCGATCTTTGCGTTCCTATTTTCAAGGTCCTGCTTCTGAATTACATCCAGACGAGGATTCTGCGCAGCTGCACCGAGTGTCTTGTTGTCCCAAATTGTGGGATCGAGATCAGTCATTTAACCACCTTTTGAATTTGACCTGGCTTTACTGGACGATGCTGACAATCACAACCAGAACAAAACCTGTGACCACCAGGCTGGTTATCATCAGCAGCGTTCCTGCACGGTTTACAGATCATTGTTAAAATCAATTTCCCAATCAGTTTCACGCGAATGTCCACGGGTGAGGTTCTGGTCTGTATTCCATACTCCAGGACCGGGACCTTTCGCTGACGTACCTCCAACCTGAGGGAGTGGCACTTTGGTCGGCATCGGAATTATAGGCTTCAATTCTGGCATCAAAGTGAAGAAGTATCTACATTCGTCGCATGCGTGATCATCCTTTTTGTGGATCGTATCGTGGGGATTGTTTTGCGACTGCTGCTTTTTGCTGGCCCACGTTTTCCAGCGCAATCTTGTTATCTCTCGAATAAGATTAGCGCAGTTTCGAGTGATGTGCCAGGAGGGTGTTCCGTCTTCCCTCAGAGCTAGGTACTGATTTACTTTGGCTACGCCAGTTTCAACACTATTGTTGCCCAGAATGAAACCAATTCCACGAACAGCGTACTCAGTTTGAATTGACGTACCTGTCACTGCTTGCTTTTGAGCCAAGGCAGGGTCACAAACATTGATGTCAGGAATTCTCCCATGAGCTACATTACGCGCACGAATCACCGCTGCATGGTACTCAATAATCTTTCCAGCTTCGTAATGCTCGTCGAAAGTAATTACTTCGTTGTCTCGATTAGCAGCGTGCCAATGTACCGATGTGGGGTTATTGAAGCCATGGTCCAAAGACATGTAATGCTTGTAGTTGCGGCCAAGCAAGTCTTTCGGGTCAATCGGATCGATGACGTGGATTTGGGGATTGAAGGCTTTATAGACGAGTCCACCCATTTGGACGAACTTTCCATGCCCTCGGGCATTCTTTTCATCTTCATCCAAACCGTCCAAGAAGTCGGCAATTTCACCCTTATCTAGGTGAGGGTTTTCAGCCATGTCGACTTCAATGATGTCAATCTTTGGACTACCTAGAATCCCCGGCTCATAAATTGAATCGTAGATCCAAGTCATTCCTTCAACTGGAGTCATAGTGATCCAGGCTCGACCTTTTCGGTCAATCAGTCGAGCTTTACATTCGGTATAAATATCCGACGGTGGCTCTTCGTCAAAGTGAATAAAGTCACGACTAGTTCCAGCAAACTTTTCAAGGTCCTGGTCATAGGACATCAATTCGACAAAGGAGCCATTCTGAAAGTTCAAAACACGGTCACCAGCGTCATAAGCTTCGGACCATGTCCCACCTCTCAATTGGCTAGGTGGAACCCATTGCTTTAGTTGGGGGATGATGATTTTGGAGATTCCATTGATGAAATCGACGGAGACGATTCGTCCAGCAATAGGGTGATCCGGAATTCGCTGGTATGGGTGCTTCCTCGTGAGCCACCAAATGTCTTCAACAATTCCTCCTGTAGTTTTTCCCGATCGATTCCCCCCAATATAGAGGCGAGTTCTAGCACCTGCTGAATGAAATCTTTTCTGTTTAGCGTGTGGCACATATGAATTGATGTTTGGGAAGGCAGCGACTCTGACAAGACTTTCACTCAAATCCCTGAAAGCTTCGACTACATTATCAATCTTTTGTGGTTGCCTTCGTCGAGCCAATAGCCCCCTTTTTACTGTTCTTCGGGTTTCGAGATTTTAACCAATCCGATTATGACGGGAGCCTCTCAATTGACCATCAAGCAGCCCCTTTCATCGGGCAGGCTCATACGCTCCTGCGTCGCTCCCAAGCCTGCCCGCAGGGTCAGCGTAATGGTCAATTGCTCCCGTCAAACCGTCTTGGTCGAAAATCTCTCCACAGTTATGGACTGTAGTAATGCATGTTTGAAACCACGTACTCAAGTCCATCAAAGTAAACATCTTGAGCAGTAGTGGCATTATGAAATCTGAGTGAATTGTAGCCATCAGGTTGAATGTACCAACGTCCACCTTTGTAGCCAGCCAAAGAGACGTCACTTTGTGGTGTAGCAGGATCAATTGCTAGTGTGTACATTCCAACGGTGTGATGCTTGATTCCGTTTGGCATGTTAGCAAAGATCTCAAGGCTGTTGTTATTTGGTAGCCCAACCGTGGACTTTCGGATTGCCCCTCGCCAATGACAGTGACCCTTGTTGCTCAAAGCCACCTGGAGCGGTTTGGTTGGGTGACTTGCCCACGTCGCTGAATCTGGACCATTGAAGGCAGAACCGGGGATGGTATGCCATGGACCAATAGCAGCCTGAATTGGTCGCCAAATCCATCCCCAGTTCGCATCTTTGGAGAGCAGGACAAAGCTACTCCGATAGGTAGCGTCGCTCAAATAGAGACGGTCACCGATCCTGAAATTACCAGCACTAGGCAATGGGGGAGCAGCAACAATTGCAGGATTGGCAGCAGCTTCAATTCGCTCGAAAGCGTCTCTAATGTTCTGAGCAAGAAATGGATCAGGTACAGCAATTCGCTGACTCATTGTGTCCACTGGTTTTGGACACAGCATCGAATAGTTCGCTGTGAATTCATCAACCATCAGTAGAACCACCTAATCTGATCCAGCATCACAAAGTTGCCACCTGCGTCATCACCCTGATAGCCAACTGAAATCTTCACACTGTTGCCAGCATTGCTATCAATGTGAATTCGCGCTCCAGCGAATTGACCAACCGTAACACTGGCCCCACTTGAACCCTGCTGGATGTGATTGTTCACTGGCTTATTTGCGTCGGGGATTCCACCAGCGTTAGCAGAGATTTGAACTTTGGATCGCGCCCAAGGTCCAGCCCCAACGTCAGCTCTCAAGCCACCAGCCAATTCAACCTTACGAATTGCAGAATTGATGCGATACTTTGGCGTGAAAAGTGGACGCTCAACCACTGGAGCCAATAGGGGAATCGTCGTCCACGCACTCCAGTTTCCCGGAATGGTGTCAGGCACTCTCCAAACAGCTCCGGTCCAAACCCCTACCTGACCGTCAATGTTTTGAAAAGCTTCAGTCCCGGTGGGGATTGGAGCTGTAATCGTGTTGGGCAAACCCTCAAATTGGTGAAGTCGAACGTCGAGCTTATCCCAATTAGCGTTCAAATAAAACGCTTCATCGACCAAAGGATCGCCGGGCGGGTCATTGAAAACATTGAAGTCAAAGAATGCCACGGTTCACCTCACGTATCGTTTGTAGGGTACTGAATGTCGTTGAAGGAAACAAATCGCTGAGTTGGGTCAGTCTGATTGATGCCCATACGATTGATTTCAACGCTGCCAGTGTTCAGGAACAGGACACGACAAATCGAGTAGTTACCAGCCTGAATCCCCATGTGGACTGTGAAGTATTTACTTCTAGCTGGAGCAATTGCAGGGTCAATCGTCATGACCTGAATGTTTGTGTTCAAAGGGATCTGATCGTAATTGTTCAGCTTCAATGACCCACGCCATTGAACAATCCCGTCAAACCCTTCCTTGCTGTAACTGAGCCTTTTGGTGTCGAGGTCTTCACTTTGGTAGCCACCGGGGAATGAAAGAATCCCCGACGCCGTCCATGCTTCAGTCGGACAGAAAGGACTGTGCTGCTGAAGTGTCAAATCAGCTTCAGCACAGACAAATAGAGAATTGGTTGACGCTTTGTAGAACTTGTAGCCCAACTCTCTTGGAGCGAAACCTGAGATGACTGGAAGCTCAGTGTATTGCCATTCAACTTTAGCCCTGACGTCTTCATCTGCGCGTCGAAGGTTGTAGTTGATTTGGCTCTCAACGTCGACAAATTCGTCTGGAGCCGGTTTGTAAAAGTCCTGAGTTGCTGTGTAAGTTCCCAATGGACCCCTATTTAATTGTTAGGGACGGTCAGCTTCATTCCAGGCTGAAGGAGCTGAGGATTGTCATCGACGATTTCAACCCAACCGTCAACTCCGTGGTTTGGGTAATGCTTCTTTGCTAGACCCAAAAGCGTGTCACCCTGCATCACGGTGATTAGCTTTGTCTTTGGTCGAGTGGGGAGCGGCTTCTTTTTGGGGCCTTCTTTCATGGCCTGATCGACTTCGTTACGAAACTTGCTCATGTCGATGAGCTTACCATTTGCGCCGGGGTCCCATTTACCCTGCTGCCATTCGCCATGAGCAATTACGTCAGTTCCCCATTTGTGTTCCGTGCAAAGCATTGCAGCTACTCGAACCGAAGTAATTCGCTGTGCGTCACTCATTGGTGTCTTGCCATCGCACATGATTTCAAAGCCATAGAAGTGAACGTTACCGTCAACTTCGGCAGGTCCAGGCTTAATGTTGCCAATCTTTGGATAGGTCGACGAACGAACCCTCCTCAGAGCCTGCTCATCTCCCAAACCCGCATGATTTGCTCTGCCCCAACCTGCGAGTCGGAGAATTCCCGCAGGGTCAACGCCTGCGTGACAAAGTGGTCCAGGCAAACCAACGTAACCGTTCCAGAGAATCGATTCCTGGTCAGAAACCTTCCCCTTCGAACCAGTGTGGTGAACCATGACGCCATTGAGGTCATTCCATTCACCCTTCTGGTTTCGGTTGTGGCTAGCCCAATTGGTCTTGATAGGGACGTACTTGATTCCCCACAGAGTGCAAAGTTCCAGGAAACGCTTTGACGTGATCGGCTTAGACAAGATTCAACCTCTCGTACTTTGGTTCGTCGCGAATCGCCTTGAGACGTTCAACTAGATCTTCCCAAAGCTCATCGTCTTCTTTGTCTCGTGGTGAATTGTGACGTGAAACGCTTCCGGCAATTGACCAACCCACGCTGTCATAGCCCACTTAGTTAGACCTCGCTTCATTGAACCAAAGCTTAAACTGGTTGACGGTGATTATCCTGTCAGAGTCAATTACTTCCTGCATGATAGTTTCACCGTCAGGGTGGTGATCAAAGATGAAACGCCACGCGGTTACCATTTGTTCAATCACGTCGTGTTGTCCGTAAAATTGAAGTGGTTCTTCAGCATGGCGATCAGGTTAGTCAAAGCTACGTTGCCACCTTTGGCACCCGTGAGAATCAAAGACGGGATCGGATCATTGCCCGAAGTCCCAATCTTTAGGGCCCCGAGCTTTGGTGAACTGATCCCATCGTGAATGTGATTCCCAGGGCTAGCCTGGTTTCGCCCCTGACCCAAAGTGTGGTGCTGTGACTTTGCAGATGAATCTGCGTCGCTTCGAGTGTGCTGACGAACGCTCTCATTGGTTGACGGAACATTGCCACCAGCGAGGTCTTTGGCTGCTGTATTTACCTGACCAAATTGGTCAGGTGCAGAGTTGGGTGAAATCTTCCTGTCAGTGCCAGGCTTAATTGAAAGCTTCGTAGGCTTTAGGTTCTTGCCAATCTCACTCATCATCCAAACCTTCGATAGGGGCGGGGAGCGGCAAGCTGGGTGACTGCTGAATTGAACCAGCTATGGCCCGCTGCCTATAGTCCGACGCGTTACCCATGATTTGATTCGACAGTCCGGTTGAAAGACTTTCAGCACTAGCTACAGCCGAAAGGTCCATTGCGATGTTGTGCAATAGGATTGGATCCTTCACGTACTTTTGTATCACTTCGATAAACGTATGCAAAATGCGTCGGACGTCAATTTGTTCTTCTTCATTCGGCCGGTAGCGACCTGTGATTTCATAGAACTGTTTAACTGAAGCTAGATTACCTTGGCGCACACCTTTGAGCAAACCCTTATGAGCTTCATGCACGGAGTTGTCGAGGAGCTTTTCACTCCGGTCCCGAAGGTACCCAGCGAATTCGTCATCCTGAAGCCACGTGGCCCATTGTCGAGATGTGACACCAATGTCTCTGAGCTTCTTTTCATCACTACGTCGGTCAATCAAATCAAGCATTACGACGGCAGCGTGCATTTGCTTGTCAGTGAACTTGTCAATTGCCGGTGGGTAAGTAATCCCACGAGCTTTGAACGACTTCAAAACCAAAGGGTTAGTTTTGAAAGCCTCCATAACCTCACTGGTTAGCCCAGTGAACCGCTGGCCTATTTGTGCGTCAGTTGGAGCTGCACCATTCCTAGCGTGGAACCTCTCGACGAAGTAGACCAAATCAAGTTCTATTTCAGTAAGACTCGCTGCTGTCGTCAATTGCCTTAACCCCCTTCGAGTGAAGTGCAAGGTTCAGCTTGTCAATTGTCTCTTCGTGCTCACTCGAAGGTACCGTGAAAAGTCGAGCTGCAATACCAAAGCAAAGTGTAGCCGCGTAGCTACTGAAGTGGGGCCAGTCGATGTCACCAGCAATGTAATCCTGACTGAACTGTGTAATCACAGCAGCAATGAAAAAGTTGATTACAGGGTTTCTCTTGATTGCTACCCAAAGGAGGTTCATTCCAACTCCCAGAAATTATCGACGTTAATGGATGACGGCCAATAACCAATCAGCTTGCCGCCTTGATGCAAATTAATGTCATCAGCAGCGGTAATTGAATAGCCTTTTGATTCTAGAAGCTTTTCTAGTTCTGAAATAAATTGCTCTAGGGGGTCCATCTGAAAACCGTTTTCAACTAGCTGAACTGGGGGGCTGGAAACAGGCCCTTGAGCTGAGACTTGCCTGTTCCCGAGACTCTTTGAGGGGTAGGGCTGGAGTGACCCCCTCCTAGGTACTTACCGTCAGGCCCTCTCTCCTAGGCCCGCACAGAGCCGCTCAGAGCCTCACCCTTCTCGGGCCGCTCAATCCAATTGCCATTTAGAAGACCGGTTTCATTTAGTGCAGTCCTAATGGCGAGGGGCATTTCCTTTCGATCCCCCTCTTCGTAGGTTCGAACGGTTTCAGGGTGAAGACAAAACGCGTTAGCAAAAGCCAAACTAGAGTTCCAGTAACCAGAACGCCAATGTTCAAAGATTACATGCCCAGCGTCGGTGTTGTTTCCCTGACGGGCCAAAGTGTGGGGGTCGAACTTCTCGACGGTTGCGAATCTGGTTGCCTTTTGGAACTGGACGTACCTCTTAACGACGTCACCAACACTAATGCTGAGACGGTTTGCTACCCACTTCAAAAGTGCAGGGTTTAGTGAAGTGTAAGTCCCAGCTTCGGCCCGCTGAATGTACTGCCTGCTAAGTCCAAGCTTCTTTGCCAAACCTACTGCTGACAAACTAATTTGAAGTCTCGCGTCGATGATTGGATTGATAACATCGCCGCTGAAGCTATTGGAAATCAAGCTCCCCCTTTTTAGGTTTGGAGTCTTTAGTTAGAATTGTACTCGTAGGGGAGTTGGTTGACAACAGTCATTAAGGTTTGGGTTTTGTTGGTTGACAACACCGTTAAGGCTTTGGTGAAGTTTGGTTGACAACGTTGCTCATGCATACGTTATTGGAAGTTTCCATTTCAGTTCTAAAAGTTTGGGTCCCGGTTAAAAAGTGTCCGATTCTGAGTTTTGGTTGCTAATGTCGTTCGGAGGTTTTCAGTTGAGTCTCCAATGGTTGCTTGCTCACTGGTGGGTTTTGTATTTCGGGTTTGTGCTGGTCGTCTGCTGTGGGTGGGGTTTGGTTGACAGGTGGTTTTTGGTTATGTCCAGGGTAAGGAACCTAAAAGAGGAATAGCGAGTAGAAATTTAGACAACATCGCACCACACACGTACATTGGTGTCTGTCAGCAAACGAATTCACACGGAGGCAGCAATGATCACGCGAATCACGCAAGCAATCGTCAGCCTGATTGCAGTCCTCGCGTTCATGGTCATTGGTGCGGACGTGATCGCGTCATTCAATTCGTGGGAGTGCACGTGCATTCACAACGTGTGCGATTGGTGCGGTGACCGCGATGAGCAGGAATGGTCTGAGTTCAATGCTGATGCGTTTGAAGAGTACGAGTCTGAGTTTGACGCGCTCTTCAATTCGTACGAGACGAAGCGTGCAAAGAATGGTCGGCTCTTGATTCGACAGGGTAACTGTGGCCGTTACTCATTCGCAAAGATGAACTGACCAAATGAAAGGGTGTCCAACCATGGTGCATGTAAGTTCTCCGAGCAATTGGCGTGTGGTTGTTACGTCTTACACTCTCAGTGGGCGTAACCCGGGATCGTCAGTCGTAGCTGTACTGAATGATGCGAGTGCGCTCGATGCATTCGATTATGCCATTCAGGCTCAGGGCTACTTTCGATTCGCCATTCAAACAATGGGCGTGAGCAGCCTTTCGATTGATGTAATCGAGGGCGAGCGAGCAGTCGAAACAATTGACATCACGCGCGACTGATTGATTGAGCCCCAGGGTTTCGGCCCTGGGGTTTCTTCATAAGCCCGCCTGGAATAGCGGGTGGATTTTTTGGTCGTTAGTCATCTCTCCCGTAATGTTCTGGGTGTTGGCGGTCCTATCCCGCCAAACGCGCAACGGACCTAGAAGCCCTAATGAGATTCCTGCGAGATTCGGTTTCGATCGATTCAGTATCAGGGTGCATACGGTGACAGCGCGAAAACTGAATATCGCTCCCCGCGATGCAATTGGTTAAAGTCCAATGGTCAAAGGGGCATAAAGGCGAAAGCTAATGCGAATGCGAATTGTTATTTGAGAATTGAATATAGAAGCCAGCATCGAAAGCCACGCACGTTGTGAAACGTTCGGAACTTTCACAGTAAGCACCTTTGACGGCAGAAACTGTGACCGTTGCTAAAGAAATTGAGACCTTCCCTTCCCTGCAATTGCATACCGGATAAGTTCAAAAGCTTTAGCAACTAGTCAGGCTCTTCAAACCGTTTCGCTTAACACCAAATTAATGGACGTTACCTTTTGGTATTCCTCCATTACATTTGGTCACCCCAAAGTGCTTGACGGTTTAGGTTTGGTCATGATATGGCGAGACTCGCACAGGAGTTCAGTTAGACCTGATGGAAAACTGTTACATCTGAGTTCCGCGTAATCATGACTATTCCTGCGCCCTCACGTGCTAAGATTCCCAGAGGGAAGCAACCAACCAACACAGGGAGCACCACATGTCCATTTTCTCCGAGGTTCTCGCAAAGTCGGGTCTGCCGGAGCCGACAATGAACATGATCGAGGCGAAGCTTGTTGAAGCTCTGACGCTCATTGTCGAGAACAACAAGCGTGTAGCTCAGATCAATGCGGCTAAGGCGCAGGACCCCAACAACACTGAGTACCTGGATTCGCTTTGGGCGCTGAATGCGACTGACCCCGAAATCAGTGAAATCGAGTCGGAGTATCAGACTCTGATCGCTGAGTCGGAGAAGCTGCTTTCAAAGCTTCGGGAGTTCGCAAAGACCAAGGTTGAGAGTCCTCTTTCGGATGAGGACGCAAAGAAGGTCAAGGCTCTGGTCAATCAGTCTGCGCCTACAATCGACAAGGCAATTGAGGGCGCGACGCTGCTTGCTTCAGTGGCAGAGCAGATGCTTGAACTCAAGGGCGAAAAGCTTGAGGGCGGTTTCGTTGGAATGCTTCCTCAGGTTGAAAGCCTGAAGAATGCACGCGGACGAAAGGCTACAACTTCCGGCGGGGGTGTTGGAAGTTACATGACGCGAGTTGGTGAAATCCTCCTCGATGGAAAGACGACGAACCGCGAAATCGGTGGCGAAATGAAGGGTAAGTTCAATTTCGCTGCTGACGATCTCAGCGAAAAGCTCGGTGCCGAAGTTCACGAGGACAATCGCGTGACGGCCGAAGAGCTGGAAGAGGCTTACTGGGCAAAGCTCGGAAAGCCTGCCCGTTCGGTGAAGTCGACTGAGCTGCCTGAGTCGGTTGAATTCGAATTCACCAAGACGGTGAAGAAGAGCAACTCGAACGATGACAGCTTCACTGAAATGCCGGTGACGACAAAGGTCAAGGTTTTCCGGCCCACGGTAAAGCCCGTCGCAAAGGTCGAGACAAAGACCGACGAAACCAAGCCTGCTGAGCCTGCAAAGGTTGAGGCAAAGGTTGAGACCCCCAAGGTTGAAACCCCCGCCCCTGCAAAGAAGGCTGGTTCCGCACCCACCTCTCAGGCAAAGAAGTAAAAGTCACAAGCTGAACCAAAGAGCCCCCGCCATTCAGTTGGACGGGGGCTTTCTGGGTACCATCACCAAACCAACCAAGGAGAAACCAAAATGAACTACCCGGTTCGCCGTTGCGCAGAATGCCGCAAGCAGATCGAAGTAGTTCGGGAGAATGGTAATCCCTCCTGGATTCACACGAATGACCTCACCGAAACAACTCACGAAATCGTTCCGATGAAACCATCTGAATACAGGGACGACGAGAAGTAAACCAACCCAAAACCTTCACCCCCAACCGAATTGGTTGGGGGTTTCTTTTTGCCCTTTGAACGTTGACGCACCCTTAAGTAGAGAGCGGCTTTGAGCATTTAGCCTCGCAAGTGCGACATTCCAGGGGAAGCCATTGGCCCCGTGGAATTTCCGTAGCCCAACAGATTGGCGCACCAAATGGAGCCTGACATAGACACTGACGGCAACCTCACAGTTGACGAACTGCTAACCGCAGGCCAGCCAACAAGTCTAACCCGTGACCAAAGAATCACGAACCATTTGAGAGCATGCAATGAGAATGAATGTGTTGTGTGTGAGGAATACAATTGAATTGAACGATCGAAGCCAATTGAATTGGCCACTCACCCATAAGGGCTATTCCTCCCACAGGCACCTATAGTAGGACGGCATGGGACGGCATAGGGCAAAACCGGACATGGTGGGTCACTCTGCCATGTATAGGTGTATCTGTCACAATCGGGGGCGGGGGATGATAGACCGACTGAAAGGAGTGTCGATCTAGCATTCCCGCCCTGGACATTGACAAAAAAAAACGCTCTGACCTGCAACAATGACACTTTGACAAAATGACTGACAGGTGGGACACTACCTGTCAGGACACACCTGTCTTGACCTGTCAGAACGGACATAATGGCTGGGTGCCCATGTCTTTTCGAAACCCTCACCAAAAGGTTCTCACCAAATGAAGTCACCTCCTAAAACACCAGTCCAGGTTGGCCTCTCAAATCAAAGTGTGGTCTACGAAGCCTTTGGTGAGAACGAAAAGCTTACCATCACTGAACTTTCCGATCGGCTTAACGAAAACTCCACACCTGAAACAAAGGTGTCTGACCGGACAATTCGCAGGTCGATTGATTCGCTAGTTAAGTCAGGCTTTCTCAAGCCTTACGGCAAACAGAACAACGCGATGCTTTACGGTAAGTTGAGCGCTAGCTTTGCAGAAACCGACGAGAAGCTTATTAACTTTGGCGGTCAGCTATTGACTGTCGAAGAGTTTCTCAGGGAGATTGTCGAACCTAGCAACAGCCCATTGCAAAAGACGAAGCTTCAAATTGTGTCCAAGGAAATGGAACACGAGATTCGAAGGCGCCTAGCATGGGCAATTGCTACGGCTGGAGAACCGGGCATGCAGGAACCTTTGAAAAAGGTCAGCAACGAACTCCATAAGATTATGGGTGAAGTTGCTTTCGTCCACGACCTTCTTCAAAGCTTCCTTGACAGTCCTGTTTGGTACGAACAGTACCGTGATAAAATTGCCTACGGACTCAGAAGGCTGCAAGAAAACGATCCTGATCTTTACCAATTGACAGCCGAGTACGTAAGGGGTGGTTAAAGGCCATGACAGGCAAAAGGTCGCCCCAACCTAGAACAAAAAGCCTGGGGTCAAAACAAAAAGCCGGGGGAGCCTAATGACTTAGCTACCCTGGCAAACCCCCCACTAAACCAGTCACACTCTCAAAACCAAAGGTGGTTAAAGTGACTGAAAGTGAAACCAACCAGTCAGCAAGTGTGGCCCTTGCTGAACTTCCATCAAGCGGCGAGTACGTTTACGCCAGTTGGTACCGTGACAATGTCACGCAGATGCCAGTAAAGGTTTTGACTCGGCATCAGTTGGATCTCGAAGCAAAGCTAGCCCTACACGAAAAGGGTCAGTTCTGTTTGCTCGAAGGCTCTCGAATGGAAATCGTCGAGGCCATAAAGGTCATCACCGAAAGGCTCGATGAAATCCTTCCCAAGGTGCCAGCGACAATTGATGAACATGATCGAAACGTTGGCAATAGGGTCCATGACAATTGGCCAATCCACGCTCAGTCAACCAGCCTTGAAATGCACCTCCATTTCTGTGAACTCATTGACAGTTGGAAGCTAAACCCCGCCCGACGTTTTGTTTCTAACGTCAGTGTCATTCTGGAGTCAGAGCACGCAGGCATCTCAGCTTTCGGTTTCAATGACTCACGGGACCTGGGTGATTTCGTTGTCAACTATCAGCTTGGTGATTTTGTCGTCTCCGTTACTGCTAGTGGCACTCAAAACCCTAACACTTTGGTCCTGTCGAACCGTTTCACGAAGGAACAGGTTCACCCATTCCTCGACGTTTACAAGTCGGTCATAAGCAGGCTGGCATCTATTCATGATGAGCGTCGACGAGCGACGAACATTGACGGTGGGCGGGTTGGGTTCCTTTCAGTTGACCATTTCCACACCAGGGAAACCATTGAGCTACAGCGGCTAATGAGAGCCCGAATGGAATTGGGCCTGGGGTCTAGGGTGAAAGGTGATTGAGTTTGGCGAAAGGGAAACACCGGAGACGAAAGCAAAGAAGCTCGAAAGGCTCCACGATAAGACGTACCGTATCAGCACCTTTTTTGACGCTGCCCGTGTTGCTCGTAATGTTGCTAGGGGCGGGCGTTTTCGCACTGTCGATTAAAGGCATGAAGGTTCAAATCACAATTGAGCCCTAAGCTGAAAGCCAGTCACAAAGGTAGCCTGGACCCCGTTACTTTTGTGACTGACCTTGAACCTAGGGAAGGGAAAACAAAGTGAAGACTCGCAGGAAGCCATTAACCAAGAGTCAATTGACAGTGCGTTACGTCAGCTTTGAACTCTTTGTCATGCTGCTTTGGGCCACCACTTGGTTTGGCCAGTTTAACTACCTTGCTGTTTTGGCTACCACGGTTGTCACGGTTACCTCAATTCTCGGTGGCTGGTTCATCTACGACGAAAAGGTAAGGAAGCTCACAAAGTGAAAGCTAGCAACAGGAACAAAAGGTCTTGGCTTCGCGGACGTCGCAAGGCTCGAAGGGTTTTCTATGTAACTTCATCGCCTTCTTTCAAGAAGCGCGCAAAGGAGAACCCAAACGAATTTCGCACCTTCCTTACCGGTGCACTTCACCGCTAAACGAAAGGCAAACAGTGAACTCAGATGAGAGCACCAAAGAGAAGTGCCCAGCTTGCAAAGAGCCGGTAAGTGAAGGTCAAAAGATGCATCACTCAAAGTATTGTCTTGGAAGCCTGGAGGGCTAAAGTGAACTCAGATGAGATCGTAGAAATGATTGACGCCATTTACGAGGGCAAGTACTACGCCCACGGCTTCAGCACAAAGAAAGACGTAATCACAATTGAAGTGGGCGCAGCCGAAGGGACTGAAGAGTTCTGGTTCAGCTCTTTCACTCCAGGCGCCAATTTCCTCGCCAAGATTGACGATCCCCGAACAGCCCGTGAAATCGCAGGTGCTTTGGTAGCCTGGGCAAACAGGAAGGACGGTCTTAACAATGGAGCGCACTTTCTTTCCAGGTTGGGTGTCTCAATCATTGACGATGGTCGACCGGAATTCCCAAGCGTCGATGATTATATGCACATCAATCGCGGCAACGACACGCGAAAGAATTGGTACGCTCGCAACGTTGGTCGAATGACCCAAGAAACAAAGGACCGAAACCTCAAGGACCTTTTGGGGATCCTCGACAGCACGCCAGACATTCCCAAGAAGCTTCACGTTCTGACCGACCTTCAGGCAGCTATTCAAATCCTGCGTAACAATGGCGCCAAGGGCCCAAAGCAGAGTGACAAGTGATGTTCGAGTATTGGTTCCTAGGCGTCAAAGGTGCCCAGCATGGCACTACACATGATTTCCTCGAAGTGATTTGCCAAATCACAAAAGAGTTTGACACTGAAACAACTGGGAGGTTTGTGTCAGCGCTAATGGAGGACCAACGTGATGCGCTCACATTCCTTCGTGTCATTGACTGGGAGTTTGACTTTTCAGTCAACCTGATCAGCCGACCCGATGAGCCTGAGCAAACCATCAAACTCCACCGAATCCGCTAACAATGTAAAGGGAGGGCCCACAACAAATGGGAATGTACGAGGCTGAAGGCGAAAACAAAAAGGTGCAGTTCACTGCCGAGGAAATCGCATCGGAAAGGTCAAGTCGTAGTCCATTGTTCGAAGTACCCCAAAGGCGACCGGTTGGAAATCCCCCTAGGGAAACTTTCACGGTCGTCTACTGTTTGCCTGACGGGGATGCGGAAATCAGGTACGAAAGGGCGACAGATTCCGCGAACAAGTGGGGTGACACTTTCCTGGCCATGCGTAGCTTTATGGTCATCAAGTTGATTCCCTCACTGAATGGTTCAAAGCCGGGGATTGAATTCCTTAAGGTTCGTGACAGCCTCCCGGAGCTTTTGGAGAATGCAGTAAAGGGTTACGTCGAAACCCCAGACGAGGACCCCGACGACCCAAAGAACCACGAAATCGACTGCACGTGCATCATGTGCATTCCTGGAGGCTAGAGTGAACAAGGTGAAATGGTTCTTTGCGGTCATGAAAGTTGGTTTCGAGAACCTCGCCAACAAGAACACGTATGAAACCTCAGAGAACAAGATGAAGCTTTTGGCGCAGAAGTACGGCGTCAATTGGCACAAGTTCAGGGAGTGAAATGGAAAGTCAATCGAGAAAATCAGGTCACCCTGAAAGCCTTTGGTGCAGCGATTGTAGCAACACCAAAGCGCAATGCAAGTGCAAGCCTCCATACTTCACTCCAGAACAATTGGACAACGAATGGGCTCGACTCGCAAAGGAGAACCCGAAGGGTCGAATCGGTCGGGTAGAAAGAGAGTTCCAGGACCTCATTAGGCAACACGAAGCAAACCTAATGATCCTGCGAGCTTTCGCAAAGCAGAGCCTCGAAAAGAAAGAAGATTGAAATGAAAACCGTGCGGGCGAAGTTCCGTAGGCAGTACCTGTATGTTTTCGAGTGCGAGACCCCGTACGGTTTTACTTACAGGGGTTACAGCAATTCGATTGAGTACCCGCCTGGAAACTGGACGGGTGACTTCAAGGTGAACCTCAAAAAGTAGCTTCACCGGGCGTGGCTTTCAAGTGGGAGCCTAGTTGGTTCGATTCCAACACGTCCTCTCAATCAAAAACAAACAGGAGGAAGTAAATGAAGCTTTACCTTCAACATAGAGCAAACAAGAGTCTTCAAATTGAGCTAAAGGGCGACGATCCTTTGCTCTCACGTCAGTACCTTTGGCGAAAGCATTGGGTCTTGGTTGGCTGTGTGGTCAAGTGAAAGAGTTCAAACTGATCGTCCGTGACAATGGTACCGTTGAAATTCTCGCCGAGGATCGTAGCGAAATTCTAATGTGACATGAAGGTACTATAGTCGCAGATGAAATCATCGAGCAGCTAAAGGAAAAGGGGGCGCTTTAATGCATGCATTGTTTCGCAAGGAACTCGCAAACGGGATCGTCACATCCTACATTGATTTGGAATGGGATGTCCTCAAAGCAAAGCTGGCCCAAATCGCAAAGACCGACGATATCCCCATCAAAGCGTTCGATATGCATTTTGGATGGGATAACCTAAGGAACGGTTACATCATTAACGATGGTGCCACTCTTTGGTGCTACTGGAATGATCAAAAGAACGCAATGAGGTACGACCTTTTCGAAGGTCAGATTGTTTTCCTTGAGGAAATTGACCCAATCTTCGAGCACTAATTGAACGCAGGTTTTACGGGGGGCGCAATAGCTTAGGCTGGACAAGCCGGTCAGGTTTGCGACTGACGCAGGAAGGAGTGAGCCTGGCTGGAATGGCCTGACGTGCTATGGAGCGAGGGCCCCCCGTAAAATCAAGTGGTACCTAAGTTGAAGGGTAGCAAGTGGCAAAGATTCAGAAGCAAGGCGACAAAGTCACTCTTACAATGACAACTGATGAGGCTGTATTGCTTCAAGATCTCATCGAGAGAGCAGGGACAGTTTCAGCCCGAGCAAAGCATTGCACCGGTAACAATAGCTTGGCTTACCAAAAGGCTGAACTTTCAATGAAAGCAATGTGGTCCCTATCGGATCACCTTTCAATTCCAACTGACCCAAAGCATTCATATGAGATGGACTTCCGTCTCCCTTAAGGAGTCTTAAGTAAAATGGCCGAGCGACTCGATATGTCCGAGTTTGAGCAGCAGTTTGATTCCAGCGATAAGCTTTCACCTCTGATGCCAAACGAGGACTTCGAAAAGCTCGCATTCCTCAAAGAGCGCATCGAAGACATTTCAGGTGTCATAGAGTTGCGAAAGGTCGATGTTGAAAAGATCGGCCTAAAGCAAATCGCAATCAACCAGGTGATCAAGCGTCTCGAAAAGATGCTCACCAAACTGCGGGAAAGGCGTTATCCACTCGATAAGCAAATTCACGCGCTAGAGACTCAAAACAGAGACGATAAGCGAACTGCTGAAAGTCTCACGCGTGAATTGGCTCGGTTGATTGCCGAACTCGAAGCCCGTCAGCGTTTGCTCGAACGTCACCGAGCTTTGGAAGATGCGACGTCAGACTTTCCTTGGCGTGTTGGCGTGAATGGAAAGAAGGCGCTCCCACACCAAATTGAAGGTGCTCACCGTTTGGTTTCAGCTGGTCGAGCAATCCTCGGCGACAAGCCTGGTTTGGGTAAGACTCTCGAAGCCATCATGACAATTGACCTTTTGCGCGCCCAGGGCAAGGGTCAAAAGGTCTTGATTTTCACACCAAAATCAGTGGTCAAAGACTTCGAGCGGGCCTTCAAGCTTTGGACCAACCCGACTTTCATTCACGTCCTGAACCAAACCCTTAAAGGTATCAAGAGTGAGCTGCTTGAGGCAATTTCTCACATGCCTGAAGCAATTGTCATCACCAACTACGAGGTTTGGCGCAAGGACGTTTCAATTAAGCATAAGCTAATTGCTTGTGGCTTTGACACAATCGTCCTTGATGAGGCTCACGTCCTCAAGGGTGCCAAATCAGTAACGACCCAGGGCATTCGTGAGATTGTCTATGCCGAGAATCTTTGCCCCAAATGTGGTGGTCAGGACATCACCTCGCGCGGCTTTGATCAAATGTGCGCTACCTGTGAATACATCCAGGAGAATTTCAGCGACTTTTGTTCAGTCAAGAACAGCTATTTCATGACGGGTACGCCAATCCTGAATAAGCCTCAGGAATTGTGGCCGCCGTTGAACATGATTGACCGTCAAGGCTTTCCGTCGGAGAAAGCTTTCCTTAACGACTACTGCACCAAAGAGTACGACTACCAGAATGACCGGTACTATTGGAGCTTTGGTAGTGGTGGTTCTGAGCGTTTGCTCAAGAAGCTAGGCATGAAGTACACGGCCCGAACACGCGAAAGCGCTGGAGTAGAAATGCCGCCTCAGGAAATCAAGCACCACTATTTGGAGCTTGATCCTGAAAAGTACCCTCGCCAGTCAAAGTTCATTGAAGTGCTCCGAGAGAATGCACGCCTAGCTTTCTCCGATGAGCACCAAATGACAATGCAGGCAACATTGGCTTGGTACACGCGAATGCGTCAGGCTGCATCCTGGCCTGATGGAATCAAAATCAAGGGATGCCCTCACGACCCTCAGTGTTTTGTAGAGCAGCCTAGCGGCGAAATGGTCATTGAATGTTACGCGCCTGAAGTAATCTTTCCTCCAAAGGATGCACCACCTGTCGGTGAGTCAATCCTTTTGGATGAGTCGGAAGACATCATTGCCGAGGCGGTCGAATCAGGCGATCGAATTGTAGTCTTCTCGATGTTCCGTTCTGTTCTTGAAGAACTTGAGCGTCGGTGTGAAGCGCGTGGTTTGAGGCACGCAAAGCTAGTTGGTGGGATGCCTGAAAAGGTCAGGCAGGCAAACATTGACGACTTTAACGCCAACCAAACAACAGTTGGTGAGCACAAGTATGACGTCTTGTTTTGCCAGTACCAGACAGCAAAGGTCGGATTGAACCTTCATGGCGCTCAGCAATTGCTTTGTGTTGAGAGGGAATGGAACCCGGGAATGGAGGAGCAGACAATTGACCGTCTGCGGCGAATCGATTCCCAGTTCAACTCAACTGTCCATTTGCTCCACTGTGCCGGTACTGCGACTGAATTGATTGACGCAATTCAGGAACAGAAGAAGGGTATGCTGGACGGTTTCGAAGCCGACGTGAACCTTGCTGAGGCAATGAGGAAGTTCCTTGAGGGGTGAAACTAGAACTTAAAGAGGGGACCTATTACACGGGACAAACTTATTATCTTCTCGAAATCGACTTCAATGTTTACTGGAGGCAGTTCCCGAGAGAATCAACGTGGCATAACAAGTTTGTCGATCAAATGGATAACCAGTTCATTAAACCATTTGATTTCAGAAGAGTAAGCTCGTGGGAAAAAAGTAAAACACGAGTCAACTTCTGGTTCGCTTACGTTTCGGTTCCAGAAAGGTTCAAATAGCAATGTCAGACCTGAACGATGACAAAAAGGTCAACGACCTTATCAATTGTCTCATTGTCGCAAGTAGTCGAGGTAATGTAAAGGTCAAGACAATTGACTCTGGACTTGTGGTCGAAGTTGAAAGTGTCGAGTACCCTTTCATAATTGACTTCGATCCAGTCACCGGCTTTTGGTTCCTGGAGGACTAATATGTTCGTACGTCGGGATGGAAAACAGTACTGTGCAATTCATCCCGATGTCGAATTAACTCCTGGAGCTGCAAGGGTAAAGAAGAAGCTCAGGGCAATCCAAACATGTAAAGCTTGCGACGAACTAGTCAAAGAGCTAGCGCAAAAGAAGTCACCACCAAACAGGAACTTGGGGAAATGATGGCAGGCATGGGAATGTCAGGTAAGCGAACCGCTAAAAAGAGGCTCCAGGAAACCGAGATCGTTCTAGATGAATTCGTTGACCTACCTCACGGTGAGGAGCAACAAATCATTGACCGTTTGGAAGCGCCAGTTTTCGACGAGGATTACGACTTCGTAGACCCAGAAGATGAGGATGACGGAGAATGACGCTAGAGGAAATCAAAGCTTCATACGAAGCAGTTGCGGAGCACCTTACAAAGCTCACGCAAACTGGTGAATCAATCATGTTTCACCATGGGGGCCCCGAAATGCCAATGACCATTTCTGGTTACAGTTATTCAATTGAGCATTCCTCCAGCCATAGTAATTGGCAAGTCGAATAGATTGATTTCCGTCACTTAGCGCACTGGTGGTCGATGCGCAAGGTGACATAACCTAGGCAAGTGATCACGCCCACAAGCTCTCTGTACCATTTTCAGACCTTTAGAGTGGCTTGTTAGGGCTTCCTTTGCCTCGGCGAGACGCTATACTGATGGAAGGTGGTCGGAGCAAGGGTTTGAGAGCCCCTGGTCCGGTTGCTTCCCCCTATGTCCCTCCCGTAACAGTTTGGACACCGGTTTCGGGAGGGAAAAGGGGAAAACCTAGTTAGCGGCGTTTTTCAGCAAGTGCAAGCATGATTTGAAATGGCAGGCCACGCCAAATCGAATCGCGAATGGTTGCAGACTCCTGAAGAACGCCGCTAATTGTGTTTTAGGGGAAGAGGGAAAGTGGCCGAAGAAAAGTACAAGGTAGGCGACCGGTTTAATAGTTGGACTCTGCTGAAGAAGCTACCAACTAAAAACCACACTAGGTTTTGGCAATGTGTTTGTGATTGTGGGGCCACTAAGACGCTTGCAGCAGGAAATGTAACCAGCGGCAAAAGTAAAAACTGTCACTCATGTGGAATCAAGAAGCGTGAAGCTGCATATTGGGCGTCGATGTCATGACAACGTGGCTGGAATTTCGGAGTGAGCCAATGAGTGAAGTGCCTGAGATTGAAATTAAAGAACATCCCGGTGATCAAACAAAACCAGATACCTTTACCGCCGAGTGTCCTGCTTTTGGATGTGGGTGGTTTGATTTCGATTCATGCCGCGACGATGTAGAGAGTGCGGCAAATATTCACATCAGGTGGCACGAAGATGGAATGCCGGAGTAAGCTAGCGTTGGTCAAGCAACTTTAAGGGGAGGCGTCATTAAGTGTGTGGCTCATTTGGTAGGCTTTGATTGGGAATGTCAAACCATAGAAGATTGCGAGAATCAGCAAAATGGACCTGCTAAGCCTAGCTTTTCTAATTCTGTTTTGGGGGAGTCTAGCGACGTTCCTAATTCTGAGACGGAAGAAGAAGAGGACGAAGAACCAAAGCCACACACCTACAAAGACGACTCAGGATTGAGGGACCAGCAAAGCACTGGCAGAAAGAGGGCAGCCAAAGATTTCCCCCTAGATGCCGATGCTTTGTGCGAATGGTCCCTCAAAAAGAATTGCGGCGGGGGAGTCTTCCCAATTGTCGGATGCCTAGACAATAAACAACAGGCTAGGCATCACGGCCCGGACAAAAACACTTTGAACAACGATAAGGGAAATGTCCATCGCATTTGCCACTCTTGTCACAATAGGTGGCACACGCTGAATGACATTGGCTATGTGTGGGGTAACGTTTATGATCCGCATAGCCCACGCGAAGCCAATGCCATTGACGTTGGAATGAACGAAGAGTTTTGGAAGTCCAAGAGGATCGTGAAAGCTAAGGACTGACTGTGGCTTTGATGCAAACGTTCAAACTGCATAGCACACCCCAGGGTGGTGTGGATGTAATTCATTCACTCTGCGGCCATTCAGTTGGTCACCCTGAAGACATGCAAGAGCTTTTCACCCTAGCCCGTGAGCATAATTGCCCCGAGGATCCAAAGCCGCCAAAGAGTAACGAAGTTCGATGCCCTTTCACGTCGGACATGCTTTGTAATTCAGGGTGTCCCGACAATGAGCACCGCGCTTGCGTCAATGATGATGACTAAAGTTCACCCAAACGAGTGACCTTTTGTCTAGGTAAAGTAACAGAACTGTGAGAGGTTTGTAAATGCACCCCTTAAGCCTTGTCCTCGGCTGTGATTTGAGTCACACTGGACTAATTCACAGACGGGAGTGAACATGTCCGATGATATGTACGACACAAATCTTTTGAAGGCTGCGGCAATGTTGTCGAGGATTTCGGAAACAGTCGAAACTAATTACGTAGAACGTTTGAAGAAGGCGAACCTTGCACAAAAGGCTATCGACGAATTCATTGAAGCCGAAGTGGCAAGAGCAAAGCGACACCCGCATGGTGCAGCACTTCATGTAAGCTGGGATCAAATCGGTGAAGCTTTCGGTCTTTCAAAGTCGGCAGCTTACTCACGTTATGGAAAGGAAAAAAGAAGCAAATGACACCAAACTTTTTCAAGCAACCAAAAGAACCTGATCCTCTCGACTCGTTTGCAGAACCTTTGACTCCCGAGGAGCGAATCGCTTCACTCGAAAACCAGCTTGAAGTTCTCCGTGACGCAATTCGAAGTCTTCAAGAATTGAGTGACAACTTCTCACTTCCCATTTTGGGTGTCGAGGTAGCAATCGCTCTTTCGAACTGGGCAGACCCGGATGAATCGGAAGAAGTGTGACAATGTCACCCAAACAGCTCACACTAGAGCAAAGGTTAGAAGTAGCCTGCTATCACGCAAGCTTCGCAAAGTGGGTAGTAGACCCCACCACGCGCAAGGGTGTATGCTGTCACTGTGGGAAGCCGTCACCAGATGTGATTTTCCGCAATTGCTCGGAGTGTGGCAATCAGTTCGTAATGCCTTTCAATTGGAAGTGGCTTTCCAAAATGGTCAGACTCTCAACTGGCCAATTCGTTGAACGGCACGTGCTTTGCCCGCCCTGCAATGGTGAAAAGCCTTCCAGTTAAACTTGTGGCCAAGTTTGACAAAAGGTCTCTCAGGCGCTTTCATTGTGGCCAGTGAAAGTGTCGCTCTAAAAAAGAAAAGGTGTCCATTTCGTGTCAATTCAAGTTGGCGTGTCCAATACTGAGGTTCAGCAGGCAAATGCCTGTGAAGGTGCCTGGTCTTTTGGGTTTCATCCCGAAATGAATTACCAGGTCCGTAATATGGGTGTTGCTCGTACCCGGGGAATCCTCGGACACAGTGCCCTCGAAATCTTCTACAAGGGTTTGAAGGACGAGCGCGACTACGACGATTGCGCCACTGATGCCCTTGCTTTCATTCAGGCTGAGCGAGTCAAGGAACTTGCCGCTGGTGATTACGTCGACGTAATCAGGCTGGAACTTTTGAATTACCTCTACGAGGTTCTGACAAAGTATTTCGAGCACTATCAGGATGACGTAGAAAACTGGGAAATCCTCGACGTCGAAGCTTTCTTCGCCACCGAGCAAACCGGTGAAGTCGACTTCTATTTGCCTTCCCGACTCGACTTGGTCATTTACCAAAGGTCGGGTAAGTTCGCCGGTGAAACTTCCCCGGTCGACCACAAGTTTCCATATGACTTTTGGAAGCGGTCAAAGTTCCTGATCAATTCGCAGCTACCGCTTTACATCCTGGCTTTGCGTGCAGCTCGTTATGCAGGTAAGCCAAAGCCTGTGGTGCGACGTGCAATCGTCAATCAGATTCGTACGCGACCGCTGAAGAATCCCCAGCCGTACGATTTGTTCAATCGAGTCTTTGAACCGTACTCGACGGTGAAGATTCAAAACGTCTTTCAGAATCACATGAAGTCGGCTGTACGTTTGGCTTACATGAAGCGGATGCCTTATGAAGAGGCACTTGAAGAAATCAAGTTCGCCTTTGGTTCGATGGCCTGCGACTACTGTGATTTCAAAGACCTCTGCGATATTACCTTTGAGGGCAACGACCCTTCAGATGTAATTGCCGCCACCCTGAAGCCCAATGAGTACGGGTACCCGCCCCTGGAGGTAATTCGCCGTGAGCGAAATTGATTTCGAAACCGGCGGCCCAGTCTTTCAGATAGAGATTTACCATCGAAACCCTGGGACAACTGGCCATTGGGTGCGAGTCTTCAATGCACCAGATGAAAGGGCTGCGATTTCAAGAGCGGTCCACATGTTTGAGATGGAAGGGTTTAACCCGGTCATCATTGACCAAATCATTCCCTCGGAGCTAGTTAAACCGGAAGGCGGTGACGAAAATGGCAGTTGATAGAGACCAGGACGAATTGCTCCTGAAGTGGCTCGACATGAAAACCGTCACTCCGGATGAGATTGCTGCTAAGGTAATCCACATTTTCTCAAAGCCCGGTGACGGTAAAACGGTTCTCGCGGCGAGGCTTGGTCAAAGGACCGCCTACTTCACCGACGAATTGAACGGTCTTTCGTCATTCGCAAACCACCCTGACCTTAAAAGCAGGGTTCGAGGAATCCCATTCCATTCATGGGACCGAACTCGTAGAATTCTTCCTCTCATCGAGGAAGGGAAATTCGTCCACTATGACGGTGAACCATTCGACAACATCGCTTTCGATACAGTCAGCGGAATGGTTTCTCTTGAAATTCAAGACATCGTCAAAAGTGGCGTAGCAACTGAAAAAGGCAAGGTGTCTGCCGAAGTTGCTGGTAGGCCCGACTATTTGGTTTCTGAGCAGCGGATTATTCCGCTCATGAGCGAAATCGCTAACCTTCAAAGGTGTAGCGTCGTCATGTTGTCTCACCTTAGGGTCGGGGATAAACTCACGCCTGGCGATAACACTCGCCTCGACGTGCACGCCGCAGCTTTCCGAGTCATCAACAAGTACACTTCGGTAATTGCGTACTTGGAAGTGATTGGGAAAGATAAGCGGCGGTTGCAGGTGATGCCAAATGGAAACGGTGTCTCTGTGAAAACTCGGTATCGCTTTCCGAGTGAATTCGTCTCCGATGACGAATTTGTGGCCCACATCGCAAAGTGGAAGGAAAACAACTGACATGGGATTTTTCGAGGACGCAGGCGTTGACCTCAACGAGATTCCGGATGACCCGTTTGGTTTCGGGAATGATTTCTGGCCGGTCCGAATCATCGAGGTTGGTGAGCCGAAGGTGACTGGCGGCGGCGACAAGTACGGAATGATGGTCAAGTGGGCTGTCAATCACCCGAAGTACGATGGTCAGCAGGTTGCGACTCAGGGTCTGGGTCTGGGTAATTGGACTCGCCTCCCCATTCCTGAGGCTCTCCAGGGATCAATCCCGTGGGACCCGAAGAACAATCCTGAAGACAAGAAGGTCCTGATTGACCTTCGCGACGTTTTCGTTGCTCTTGGTTTCAAGAACGACGAAATGGGTGGTGTCGACGGGGCAAAGATGCTTCACCGTGGCTGCCTGGTAAAGATCCGGGCAAAGCGAAACGATGAGGGTTTCTGGCAGTTCAATCTCTTCGCTCACAAGCCTCTCGGTGATGGTGATGGAGCAAATGAATTCGCCAAGGGAACCTCAAACGGAAAGACTGCGGCTGAACTTCTCGAAGAGGAAATCGCCAACGGTTAGTCTTTTGCGCTAACCCCCAAAGCGAGGGGTGGCATTGGTTTCCCCCGACCATGCCACCCCTCTTGCTCAACCAAAACACTAGACGCAAAGTGAAGGGTCCAATCCAAATGACGAACATTCTGAAGTTCGAAATCGAGACCGACGCGTATTACAGCGACAAGGAGAAGCTCGACCTGCTTGAGGAATTCCTTGGTTTCATTCGTGGAATCGACGATGAGGTAATCGAGGACAGCGAGAAGTTTTCTGTCGTTGACAAGGATGACGCCACCCCCGAGGTTCCGGACTCGGTGAAGAACGAAATCGTTCGTGAGTTCCTCGACAATGCAGCCTTTGAAACTAAGCTCACCATTGCAAATGGTGGCGTTGGTTTTGCTCACGTGATGAAGTAAGACTGAACCCCAAAACTGGGCCCCGAACTGAAGAGACTCTCCCATCCCTTTGGTTCGGGGCCCTCCTTTTAGGTTTAGCCCTACGGGTGAAAGAAAGGACCTAGTGTGTCTGAGGGTTTTGCTATGGCGGCTGTAGGGCCTGACGATGGTCAATTTGAAGACTCAACGCCAATGCCTACCTTCATTCCAAAGCAAACGTCTCCTGAGCAGACTTTGCGCGACAAGGTAAAACTAACGAACGAAGCTGGGATTCGTCGTGTTTCGAATATTATCGACATCATGGAAAGCGAAACTAAACTACGTTTCGTTATCGATGGATTGTTGCCCGAAACTGGACTTATGTACGTCGGTGGTCTTTCTGGTACAGGGAAAACCATTCTGGCTTGCCAATTGGTTAGTAGCATTGTTCTTGGCAAACCTTGCATGACGTGGCAATTGGGCGAGGCTGCTGAAAATGTTGTAGCCATGATGCTCTCGCTTGAAATGAACGAGCTTGAATTGCAGGGCAGAGCTGAAGACATGTTTTCATCTTTCAGCGATGAAGACAAAAAGGTTCTGCAGGATAGATTCCTTACTTACACCGAACCTGAACCAATTGAGCTTTGGAACCCAGTCCACATTTTGGATCTGTTCAAAATGGTTCGCCATCACGGCGTGAACCTTTTGTTGATTGACTCAGCCTCGGTGAGCTTTGCTAGTAGCCTCAAAGATGACTCTCAGGTCAATGAGAGTATCAAGAATTTGTACATGTTGAGATCTCGCTTGAGTTTGACTATGGCTATTGTGGCTCACACTAGGAAACCTCCGGCTGGAATTGTAAGCAACCCC